CTTTCCATCTCTATCCAACTCTAATTTAATACCATTGTATGCTTCAGGATTTTCATCAACTGCTGCATTTTGTTGCTCCATAAACATTTGCATTCCAGGCATAGCTGCTGCCACAAATTCCTCTTGAGACATAGAAGTTGCAGTACCACCTTCATTATATTGCTTCATGAGAGTTGGTTTATTGGTTCCACCAGCAGCAGCATTTAATCCTTCAAGTGTATCTACTCCATACTTTTCAACTGCCCCTTTAGTCATTACAAATTCTCCTGCAGTTAGCATTGCAGGAACTTTATCAACACCTTCCTCACCTTTTACCTCTCCACCCTTATTCATTTTGACAGGTTCTTCTTTCTTATCAATAAAAGTATCAGAAGGTCTTCCCATTTCACCTTTTTCTGCCTTCGCTTGGTCTAAAGGATCTACCTTTTCTTCCTTTCCAATATCTTTTTCCGCATCTTTTTCTGCTTGATCTAATTCTTTTCCACCACCAGTTAAAAACTTTCCAATCATACTTGGAAGTTTTGCTATAAATTTTACAGCATCAACAATTTTAGGATATGCCCATGCGATTAAAACTACAGTACCAATTATCATTCCACCTGGTCCTAAGACAAATGGAAGAAACTTCATGATACCTGCCAATAAAACAGGCCACCAATCTCTCAAAAATCTAACAAATGATTTAACCTTCTCTGCATTCTCTGGATTACCAAACCAATCTAATAATTTCATTACAACCTTTCCAAATAAAATAGTTGTTAAGAAATTAACAAACTTATTCCAAATACTTTGAAAAGGTGCAAGTACTTTTTTTGATTCCTTTTCTAATCCTTTCTTTAAACCACCTTTCTCTAAACTTTTTTCATCTTTTTTAGCATCTACTTGCTCTTGTTTTATACGATTATCTTCCTTAGTATCTTTTTGTTCATCAAATTGTTCTTTTAAGGTGTTGAAAATTGAATCTACAGTATCTGCAATAGTTGAAATAGGTCCACCGATAGTACGCAAAATATTATCTGATTTATTATCACCTCCTGAAGTCTTCTCTTCAGAAGAAGATACTTCATCTTCGGGTTTAATACTTTCAGGATCAATTTTTCTACCTTTAAATTTTGCTATTCTTTCTTCTTTAGTTAAATACCCTCCTTTCTCATCCTCACCCATTACTCTTGATTTAAAATCATTAGATAATGGAGTTCCTTTTTTTATGTCGTCTGCTTTTATTATTTTTCTTTTTGCATTTATTGTTTTTGGTGGATCAATTAAAGTGCTTACTCCCTTAGAAGGTTCATCACCACCTAATTCTTCTTCTACTGCTGGTGTCTCTAATGCCTCTGTAGGTATATCTGCATTCAATTCATCTTCTATTACATCTTCTATTACTTCCTTTTGTGATTCTAATACAGTAACTCTACCCTCAAGACCAAGCACTCTTACTAAAGTTTTCCTTTGCATAGCAAAGGATTTACTCAATGTTTTATGTAACTGAGAAACTTGAACACCCAATCCCTTTTCAAGCTCACCAACTCTACCCTCTAATTTAAAGTGAGGATCATGAGCACTTCTTAAAGATTGTATCAGGTTTTTGCTACTAGCCATTCTGCTGTTGCTTTAGTTTTTCTTCTTCTAAATGTTGTTGTAGAAGACCCACATAGATGTCTCGTTCCCAAGGCATCATATTTTCAATCTCTGTCAAGCTATATTTATGGTACTGGATTAACGCAAAATTTAGTCTGAAGTAATTCTCCAAACTCATATGTGTCATCCCTACCCGAAAAAAGATGCTAACCCTTCTAATACAACTTTGCTTTTAACTTTTGTATTTGGATTAGTAACCTCAATAGTATGAGATAATTTAGGCATAGTTTCAAAAAACTTCTCAATACCCTTGAACTGTGTAGAGTTCATAGACTCAAGAAATTCATTAACCTCTTTCTTAGTACAATCTGCTGTTGCCCATACCTCATCTTGAGTATAGATCTTATCAATACAACTACCAATCAATTCAAAAGATTGTTGCATTGCATTCTTTTCATCAAATTCAAAGTTATTTTTAATAAACTGATCAAGAGATGGATATTTAAGTTCCATCATAATATCATCATCAAGTTTAATTTTATTATCATGGTCATCATTTTTTTGAATCTTAATATCATCTAAGTAAATAGTAACTGGAACCTGAGTTTTTTCATCATCAGGACAGATAACATTAACTTCTAACTCTTCTCCAACAGACTTACCTCGAATATTAAGGAATAGATATTCAATATCAAAAGTAGGAAGTTTTTCTACTTTGATTCCTTTAGTAAGAACACAACTCTTAAGCACTGCTTTAATAGCAGTAGTTATTTGTTTAGTGTCTTCACTCTCTAAAGCAATCACTAAAACCTTCTCCTCTTTTACAAGGAAAGGTCTATAATTAATAGACTCTCCAGTTGATGGTAGCTCCAACTCATATGTTGGAGTCGCAATTTTTGGTAAAGGCATAATATCCAATACAATTCAATGTACTTTATTTATAACCCTTTTCTAAAACCTTGAATCTACAAATCCTCTAGCAACTCCACCTGCAATATCACCCAAAAGATCATTACCTGTCAAAGCATCTACACCAGCATTAACTAATCCACCAACAATGCCACCAAAACTTGTAGTATTTTGCTGTGCTTGTTGAGTTGGAGTATTAATAACGGTTGAAGGAATTGCATTGGCACTGTCTACAATTAAATACCTCAAATAAGTCATCGAAACAGTGCATTTTAATAATGAAGACCCATCATAGGAAACTGGCATCGATGTTATCTGTATTGGATATGATCTAAAAAATTCATATTCTAAAGATTGTTTTCTATCTTTCTCAAATTTTCTCACCTTCAATCCTTGATTAGCAGTATAATCATCAGGATATCTCAATTCATATGAATAGTATCTACTCTTTGCATCCTGAGTATCTTCATTAACAACTGACTTCATCCACGTTTCAAAAAATTTAATTGGTAAGTATTCTCTAGCATCAACATAAAATGTTAAATCTAATCTATCATCAAACACTTTTCTATGAGCATACCTCTCAGTAACCCCTACAAAATCATTATTAATTTCCATTGTTGCCAATGAAGAACCAGGTAAAGATGCTTCTGAACACATTAAATTTAAACTATCACTTGTTTGCAATTCAGGTGAGAAGTTTGGAACAGGAATCTCTACCTCAAATACAGAAGTTAATGCTGGTCTTAGCAACTCTGCCTTAATTTTTGAGACAGATCTTGCTCTTCCTAGTTGTGCCATCTATAAATAATTTTTACCTTATATATTATGTATGGCTGAAAGCAAAAAGAGTATTTACAAACCAATAAATCCGAAGAAATATAAAGGTAATGTTAATAATATTATCTGTCGTAGTTCTTGGGAAACTAAGTTCTGTGGATACTGCGATCTAAATGAAAATATTATACAATGGGGAAGTGAAGAATTCTTCATACCATATCGTGCTCCTGATGGTAAGACCCGTCGTTACTTTCCAGATTTTATTATTAAAGTAAAGGAAAATACTGGTCAAATTAAAACTTATGTGATAGAAGTTAAACCTTTAAAACAAACTAAACCACCTAAACCAAAAAAGAAAGTGACTCAATCATACATCTACGAGTGTAAAACGTATGCCATGAATCAAGCAAAATGGAAAGCAGCAGATGAGTGGTGTAAAGATAAACGAATTGAATTTAAGATTATTACAGAAAGAGAATTAGGTATCAGATAATGCCAAGAAAAACACTTAAACAAAGAGCAGAAAGAGATGCTGCAAAAGCAAAAGACAACTTTGGATTTGATGATGTAGAAGATAATCGTGTTAGGAAATATCTTAGTGAACTGAATAATCAAACTAACGATCCTGAAGAAATGATGTTAGAGATAATGAGTGCATTGAATGATACAGTCACTCCCATACCTGATGTAGGAGGTCTATATACCTTTGTATATAATGCAAAAACACCTGGCAAATCGTATGACCAACATCCATTGATTGCTTGTACCTCATTAGAACAGTGGGGATTTAAAGGATTCAACTTTCATTGGAGAAAATCTAGAAATTATTCATGGAATGAATTAGCAGGTCAACTTTATATTGTACAACGTAATGAACTTGATGATCTTCTTGCAATACCTTATGCTAAATACATACTAAATCCCCGCTAAATAGTTAAAAAAGTTGTATAATGTCAGAATTTTACGGTAGTTCCGCAGTTAAAGATCAATTCAAAGCAGGGACACTACCAGGACAATACTTTACATTAATTGATAAAGAGACAGGGGAAATAACTGTCAAGAGGAAGGGTACTGTCAGTGGTGCTTCTTCTGGATTGGGTTTGGATGCGTTAAAAGAAACAACCATTGGCACTATAGATCCTAAAACTAAAAAATTTACAAGCACTGAAGGAGGTGGCACTGCATCAGAAAATACATTTTTTAATTCAGCAGAAGGAACTAATACAGCAAGACAATCAGCACAAACGGTCACAACAAAAGCAATAGCAGAAACTGGAGATATAAGTTATCAGGCAGCAACAGAACAAACACAAGATTTATTTTCCACAAACAGATCTACAGATGAAGAAGTATCAGGAGATTCTGCAGTAGCAGATGCAGAAGGAGGAGTAGGTGCTTTAGCAACAGCAGCAAATAATGATCCAGCAGCAAAAGGAACAAGAAAATCTTTTCCTGGTGCTAGAGGCACTGAACCTCTAACTTTTCCTGAAGGTATAGGATTTACTCAACGAGATGTAATTAAATTCAATATGTTAGAGTATGTACCTAGAGGTCTTACTAGTGCTGGTGGTGGAGGGGGAAATAAATTTGGACCATCTGAGAGACCTAAAGGTAGAAAAATTATTGGTAGCATAGTGTTGCCAATACCCGCAGGAATTGGAGATCAATCTAATGTGAATTGGGGACCAAACTCCATGAACGTTGGTCAAATGGCTGCAGCAGGAATTGCTAAAGAATTACTAGGTGATTCAAAAGAAAAAGGTGCAATAGACAGTACTATAGATGCTCTATCAAGTAATAATGAAGATGTCAAAGAGGCAATTAGAAATGCATTAGCAGGTGCAGCAACTGGAAGTAATCCTAATGCACTTCTAGGAAGAACGACAGGAAATATATTGAATCCAAATATGGAATTATTGTTCAGTTCTCCTGCCTTAAGACCATTTAATTTTAATTTCTTATTATCACCTAGAAATCGTTTTGAATCTCAAATGATTGTAAAGATTATTAGATTCTTCAAACAAGGAATGGCTCCCATTCGTAGTGAATCAAATCTATTCTTAAAATCCCCCCATACATTCCAAATGCAATACTTACGCAGAGGTGGCGAAGATCACAAATTCTTAAATAGATTTAAGGAGTGTGCCTTACAATCACTGGGTGTAAATTACACACCAAATAATAACTATTCAGTATATGAGGATGGTTCAATGCAAGCATATCAAATGAATATGACCTTCACTGAACTTACACCCGTCTTTAATGATGAGTTCCCAGATGATGGCGATACATCAGTAGGTTTCTAAAATGTCAAATTATTTTAAACAAGTTCCAGACTTTGAATATGTTAGTAGACTTCCTGACGCAGGAATATCTGATTACATTAAAGTAAAAAACCTTTTTAAAAAAGGTTATATTAGAGAAGATATATTTCAAGATACTACAGTCTTTACTAAGTATCAAATCATAGGTGATGATAGACCAGATAATGTTGCATTTGATTTCTATGGAGATTCTAAATTAGATTGGTTAGTTTTACAATGCAATAATATTATTAACATACAATCTGAGTGGCCTATGTCACAACAAGATTTTGATAGATATCTATTAGACAAATATAACAACTTTCCTGCACAATTTACATCAGCATATGATTGGTTATATAATGGTGTTCATCATAATGAAACAAAAGAAATAAAAAATAGTACTGGTACAATTATTGTTCCTGCTGGTTTAAGAGTTGCTGCTGGTATAGGTGTCACATTCTATGATTATTTCATAGATGGAGAAACCAGAGCAGAAAATATTACGACACCAGTAACTAATTATGAATATGAATCAGAGATAGAAGACAAAAAAAGAAATATATTCCTAATTAAACCAAGATACTTAAATGTTATCAGAGATGATATGGAAGAAATTATGTCATATAAAAAAGGTTCCAGTCAGTATGTGAATGGAACCTTAAAAAGAGGAGAAAATATTAGGATTTATCAATAGGATTAACTTTAAATTTATAATCAGACAATCCATTAGAAGATTGAATCCATCCAGTTGCAATATACTTTGTACTCATGGGTGGATTTCCTCTATGTAAATGAGTATAACCACCTGGCCATATTAAAATTGTTCCTGTGGTTGGTTTAAATTTTTTCTTTTGATATAAAAATTCAGTCTCTCCACCTTCAGGGACATTGTTTAAGTATATCATCCATGCCATCGTTCTACTATGTCCTTCCCAACCTAAATTTTCTGAATGGAAAACATGATATCCTTCACAGGGTTGTGTTTTTTGAATTAAAACCGTAGAACTAATATAATCAGATGAGTTAAGTAATGGATAATGCTTAATATAATCAGAGAAACAATTCTTTAAAGAAATCATTATGTCTGTGGTTATACTCTTATTAAAACCATCTACAACTATTTGTTGATCTTGAACATAATTGTGTTGACGTTCAGAAGGAGGCATCTGAGACCATTTATCAGAATTCTCAAAGTAACTAATTATATTTTCACAAAAATTAGGATCTACGATATTCTCGTAGATCCCAATAAAATCATCATAAATGAATTTCATTTATTCGTCAGCAAGTTGTTGAAAATAACTTAGTGCATCATCTTCATCAGATGATTTAGATGCTACAGGTGCAGCAGCTACTGGTTCTCTACTCTTGAAATCAGGAGCAAATGATCCACGACTATTATCTTCGTTTGCTACCTCTTCGTCATAGCGACGTGCAGGTTGCTTCTGTCCTAGAACATAATCCAAACGCTTCTTCAGGTCATCGTATGACTTGAACTGGTCTGGTGCGGTTACAGCAGCAAGTGAATACTGCTTCTTCCACAATGCCTCTAGTGCATCATCATCT